CTGTTTTAACCACCATCGGCTTGCTCAACCACTCCTTAACCTTTTCTACATCAACCATAGAAGCACTTTTCTGCGCGTCCAAAATAGCTTTGTCAGCACTTTTATGCGCCTTGGCTATAAATTCTTTGACATTATCCATTGTGGATATCCTCTTTTTCTATTGCTGGGTAGGCTTTTCTTAACCTTGCCCAGTGATTTTCTGGTTCACCGTCATCAGCTTCAATGCTCTTTTCTTCTTGACGCTTTTTGTATCGTTCTTCAGCGTCCATGACCATTAACCATGAACCTTGGAGCATTATTAATACTGCCGAACAAACTAATATACCAATTAAAAATTGCATCACGCACCTCTTGCGTAACCAGCAAAAGCTTCCTGCTGGATGTTATTAACCGAATAATACGCCTCTTGAACCAAATCGCGCAAGGTAGTTTCAAGGTGTAAATAAATAGCATTCTTGAGCAGGATTGAACACTCATCAGATTCAAGTTCATGATATAGCTTATCTAAGAACTCTTTTTGATTAATGATACATGGAGGTAAAAGATCATCAAGCCAGCTATCCATCTGCCCTAGAAAAGTATAACAAGCTGAATCTTTGTCGTAATCGGTTAGGTCGACTAAATCACCATCCCAGTTTTTATAAGATGATTGGATGTTGCTAACCATTAGCTCAAGGTTTTGCTGTACGCTTTGAATACTCATTAGCAAACCCCCATATTGATGCAGTCGTTGTATTCCATCGTAGACACTAAGCAGTACAGAGCCAGTAAGACTATTGCGCCAATAAACCCTGCGCGGTTTTCTTGATGCTTCTTACGGGCTATCTCGTTTTTTACTTGGTCAATTTTGTACGGATAGTTGATCATTACGCCACCTCCTGATTGTAATAAGCCCAAGTGCCAAAATCTGGCCCTCTGCCCTTAAACTCTTCGATCCATCGATTTAAGCTATAATCATTTAGCTTGTAAACGCCAACAGTAGCGCAATCAAGGTAGCTCATGTCGGTGGGGTGTACCCAGTAAAAGTATCCGTTACCTTTAACTAGCTCCCAGCCAGATTCAATCTCTTGAATTGCCTGATTGACTTTTTTCATTGTTAATTTCATTTTGTTGCCCTTTGTTTATTGATTGAGATTACATCTTATACCCTTATCGCCCAAAAGTAACGATTTTGTATATATTAAGATGGAATAAAGACAAACCGCTTATAACTTTTGAGTATATACCTCGATTAGCATTCTCCGACCCGTCGCTCCTGTTCTTTAATTCTTTCTTTCAGGTCACGCGAAAATTGCATGACTTCTTCGCGGTCAAACTTCTTTGGGGGTAGGTAAGTAAGCCTTTTTAAAGCCTCTATTCGCCTCGACCCATACGTATCCACCAGAAAGTCCTTGTAGGCGTCCTGTACAATCGGGTCGCCCATCATCATGTTGCACCTTTTGCACTGGGGGTTGATCTGTTCTTCGTACAGCTTTAGCCTAGAATGGCGCCGGCTAAAGTAGTGGCCTCCGTCCATTGTTTTATAATGGGCAGAGCGCCCGCAGGTTACGCAAGAGCAATACCCGTTGTCATCCGAGGCTTTAAGCCGAACTAGCCTTTGCAGCAACACCGCCGCATTATCAACCTCTTTAGCTGTTGTAGATTTCTTCTTCGCTGGCTTCTTCCGCATATTGAGTTCTCAGGATAATTTCACAGTAATGGATGGCTTTTAGAATATCTTGTTTCTTATTCTTTGTTTTGTGCCTCGAAATGTACTTAATGACGTTCGCTTCGCAGTAATCAAGGCCGTTTTTTAAAATATAATCAATGGGCTGAATCTTCATATTTTTGTAATGATGACCGCCTACCTGCTTATCTAATGCTGCCATTCTTCGATATCTCCTCGGGGTACAGTAACCTCATCAGCGTGTTCAAGATTGCAGCGACCGCACATGCCGTAAGCACAGTCATCATCGCCCATCCAAAACTCAAGAGGATAACCGCATTCGCAATCCATCTTAGTAACCTTAATCCCGCCAAGTGTAAATTTGATAACATTATCCATCCAGCCCACCTATTGTGATTTTAACCCTAGAATCTTCCCCATGATCTTTATGGTAAACGACTGCGGTCATTGATCTCTCTGCTCCGTAGCCCGAATCTGAATGCCACTGATCTGTGGAGGTTAGACTGCCCCAGTGTTCAAAGTGCATAGATCCTATTTCTCTGGATGTATGATGGTGAATATGACCCAAATGGCAGTAACGATTTTTCGACTGGCTCCACTCATCGTCTAAGTTCTTAATCACCGTTTGTAAAATCTGCTCATGCTTCATCCGATCCCCATGATGAAAGACAAACAGGTTGTTATGCCATTGGAAATGAATAAACTTTGAGTAGTTTGGCAACACTTTTACCCGTGGCTCTTCAGCGTATAAAAGCTCTAAACAGCTTGACAGGTGGCAAGCCATATCAGAATCATGGTTGCCGCGCACATTAATAACCACAACCTCTTTGTGGGTTAATAGCATTTTATCAATAAGTATCTGGAACAACCTGCCAGCCAGCTTAAACGTCTTTCCTATTCGGGTATCTACATCTACTGGCGTACCCTTAGTTGTGGTGTTAAAGCTACTATCTGCGTGGAAAAAATCACCTACATTAAGAAGAACACCGACCTCGGCATCGCCTACCCTGTTCGCCAGCCTATCGGTTGCGTCAATTAGAACCTTGGTTGCGATCTTAACGTCCCAGTCGTCATTGTCTAATTTAGTTTCTGAATCAGCCAGCATCCCGAAGTGGTGATCACCAATTATTGTCATCGCTAGATAATCAGCATTAACTTTAGCAGGTTCCTTAACCGGCTTCTTAAACCCTTTTAAATCGTCTTTAACGCCATCTATCATTAAGGCAAGGCGTTCTTTAAGGCTAACCTTCTCAGGCTCTTGAATGACCCATTGGAGGGCTACTGAGCCGTCTTCCTTGTATGCTGTTGAGATTCGTTTAGCTTCAAAACCTTCTGCCGTCTGGTGCGTTAAATCCCTGTGCGGAGCAACGCCTGCTTTAGCAGCATAGCCTTCTACGGCTTTAAGGATGCGGTCAACATTTTTCCTATTACACCCTAACGCTTTTGATGCTTTATTTGCCGAGCCGTGTTTGATGACAGCTTCTATAACTTCTGTCTGTCTCGAAGACTGGGCATACTCTTGAAGAATTCGCGGGTCAATTTTAGCCATTACTTTTTCCTTTTGCGGGTCGATTTTAGCCCCTACTTTTTCCTTTTGATCATTTCATGCGCTGGATTCGACGGCCACTCCACCGCTATACCATGTTTGTTAATCATGTGGCGATTCAATATATCATAAATGCTGACATATTCGGTAGTGGATGGCTCTGTAGTGCTAGATTTCCCAGTCACCGCCTTCTGTATGCCCATCCATAAATGCTCCCTGACGCTATCTTTTGACCAAGGAATGTCTGCATCATCTTTCATGATATATTTCATATCAAATCCAGCATCATTTAAAGCATCAGCCATTCTCTGACAATAAAGCTGAAGGCTGTTATTCTGAACACCACTGCGCCTTCGGCCTTTTTTGTAACTGTAAGTGACGGCTCCATGATCTTTGAGGTTCTTTTTCACCAGGTCAATATAAGCATTTAGCTGAAACTCATTTTCAACTGTAGTCGTATCGGCTTTCATTATTTACTCACCATTTTTTGCTCAACCACTTTTGACTAAAAGCTTCCTCAGAAGATAGTCTTGATTGGGTTAATACGTTTTGCCTAGCCGCGTGGTGGAAACCTTTGGCATTAACCACTCTGTCTTGCCGCAGCATAAACTTCTTAGGGCTTAACAAATGGTGATTCTCGCAGTAATGTGATTTAGCCAGTCTGCCTTTTATTGTGGATAATTTAACCCCACCGTCTTCGCAGTTCTGCTCAGTCCAATTAGAATATTGAGAATAAGTATATCTCTCCCCGTCTTCAAAGTAGGGGTGATCGCCTTGAAACATTACATATCTTGGGTCGTTACTAGCAGGCATTTTGCATCTCCTTTCCATCGAAATAGAAACCGCGTGTAGCGAGATAGTAATCAATAGCCATCTTTCTCTCTGAAGGATCATCGATCCAAGATACATCGGTTAAAGAAGCATCCAGCGGAATGTCTCTCAAGCGCATTTCTTTGTTAGCAGGTCTTGATTGAAAGCTGCTAGGTGAACTCCCTCCTTGATCCTGACAACGTGATAACCAACTATTGCAGAACTTGCTAATCCCGCCCTTTGTCTTTCTCTTGGTAGGGTTAGAATCACACCATACTTCCATCTTGTTGAGTTCTTGCTGAACATCGACTTTTGGATAAGCAATAACCCATTTGGCGTATAGCTCCTCTGGCGGCTGCCAGTCTTCTTTAGTGTTTAAAATCATTATTTAACTCTCCAGACTGGCGCTGGTCGGCAATGAGCCTTTGGGTTCTTAATGGGTGCGTATCCCACCCTTTCTAAAATCCCGCTTCTAGCTGCGCTTGCAAACGCTCCACCCCATGCTCTAGGGTCTGGCGGTGCGGGAACAACGCCCTTACTAGCAAGAATGACATCTTCAGCCATAAATTCTTTATGCGTTTTTATGTAATCACCTAAAAAGGCTTTAGCCTTTGCTGACCAGTCAGGACATTTGCTGACTGCATGATTTACAGCCTGTGCAATGCCTTTGTCTCTACCAATTTGCGCTTCTGTTTTCATTTCTATCTCCTAATGGTTCGGCAAGCCTCACCAAGTGTTATTAATAAAGGTTTTTTGATTACTTTCTTTTAAAAACAATATATTCAAGATGATATAAACCCTTTTACTTTAAAAAAGTAAATTTACGATCAAAGGGCTAAAGCAACTCTGCGGTAATAATTCGTGACCGTATCGGATATCCAACCTATCCTTTGATAACTACCGAGTTATCGCAGGGGCTATGCACTGGAGGGTCAACCACGCTCTGACGTTTAATCTAAGGAGTCCGTCAGCCTCTAGCCCGATCACTTCTCAACCTTAATCTATCTAATCAACTAAGTAAACCTAAATGACTACTTATAACCAAATGATATAAAATCATCAATCGTTATATCTAAAGCTTCGATCAATAGTTGCATGGTGTGCAACTTCATATTTTTATTAGACCGCCATCTTAATACCTGCTGTGGCGATGTACAGGTTCTTTTAGCAAGTTCCCGACTATTCATGCCCTGCTCTTTCTGGGCTGCTTTGAGGCATTTGCCTGCGTCTATCAATGTCATGGTAATTCCTTAGATTGCCCCCCGAAAGGGGCGGTTAAATTAAGCGTTTAATCCTTCACCGTTTTCTTTATGCCACTGGCAGTGGTGGGCTTGACACATCCACATTACATTTAACGGCTTTAAATAATCATTGTGATGAGCAACAATATTTTCGTTGGTCCGGCAAACAATGCACTTCTCTTTATGCAGCTTTTTAGCCCTTATTGCGTTGTTTACAATAGTGTGAGCCTTATATTTATTCGGGAATCTTAACCGATACTTTTTTACATAATCATAAGATTGTCTGCATCCTCGGTCTCTGTCGTATTTCCGATAATACTCAACATTTAACAATCTATTTTTCCTAACATCTTTTTTATTACATTCCTTGCATTTGTTTACATGGCCGTCAGCCATTTGCTTGTGCTTGTAAAAAGCGGGAAGAGGTTTAGTCTCCCCGCACTTAAAACAACTTTTAGATAAATTCATATCCCCACCCTATGCGTAAAATTGCAGTATACGCATTAACTAGAATGGGGTCAACTAAAAGGGATATCATCTTCTAACTCTTCTAAAGGGATAGAAGGAGTAGTTGGAGGCTGGGTAGTCTGTTGCGTCTGCCCATCCGTGTAAAAGACCTTACAGTTGCCCAAGATAGGCGTATTTGCCTGACCTGCCTCGCGCTCTTCTTTGCTTTGCGACTGAGAGATAAAGCCGTGATTCTCATACTGGTCGGCTGTTTCTGTATCCACAAAGGTAGTCAGGTCAAGGTAAGTGCCTTTTGCGCCCTTATATAAACGGGACTTGTCAATCTTGGTCACGTCGATTCTTACAGATATTCCTACTTTCATTTCCTTTTCTCCATTTCGGTTTTAATAACATTAACGGCCTTATTTACTTCTTCGGCCAATTTTAATATATACCCCTCATCACGCCACAACGAAATCATGACAGGGGGTATTTCTGGGTGAAACGCAAAAGCATCCCAAGATGCAGCACCTGTAACCAACATACAACCTTGTATCTGCTGGTAATAGGCTTTTCCTAGAGATTGAGGGTCGCGACTATACTTGACCATAGTCTTAGCCGCTGGGCATTTTATTTCTAGCCCAGTCATGTACTTGGGATTGTGATAAATAATGCCGTCAGGTGAACAGCCAAACTCTTCGCTATCATCAAGAATAAATCCATGCTCTGTTACTTTATATCCTGTGATATATTCGTAGGCTTCTCGCGCTTCAGGCTCAAGTTCAGTCCCTCTTGTCATGTGTTCATTGACGTAAAACGGTTCAGATTTGCCTGTAAGACGTTCTGCAATAAGCTGATTAATATACCCGTCCGCAGATGTGGAAGGTTTACCCGTAGTGGTTAATAGGTTTCCGAAGTTACTTGCAGAAGGTTTGCCCAGTCTCGCGGCAAACCATTCTTCAGTACCTTGCTCATGATCTAAGATAATCATCCTTGAGGAGCCTTCTTGTTACGCAAAGCATGCATAGCCCTGTCATATTGAGAAGCAAGCAATTTGTAGGGATTTTCACACTTAAAGTGCTTACAGAACGCGATAGTATCAGCGTCACGTTCATCCATGAGCATAATTAACTCGGCTGCTTGATGATCACTAATAACAGCATTAGCAATAACAGGGTTAATATCTTCGCCTGCGTAAATGTAGTGACCAAGCCCGAACATGGCAAAACACTTAACTAGACATCTCATCTTGCTAGAGTTAACAGCAAACTTGTCAGGGCCAGTAATCGCTTTGTTTCTGTGATCCATAACAGGAAGCCACATTGATCGCATCATTGACTGGTCGTTTTCAGTAATAAGAACGCTGCATCTAATCTCAACAGTGCCTGTAGTTTCGCACTTGTCCTCTTCAAAAGAATAATGGAGGTCAGGATAATTCTCCATCATAATTCCGTATGCCCACGCCCATGATAAATAAGACAGGTTGCCTTTCTTTTCAATATGCTTAGATACATCAACGGCAGATAGGGTCTGCCAGACCTCTTTAGATAAGCTCATAATTGCCTCCTTCGGCACTGGTGTTAGCGGTATCACATTGCTCCTGAGCGTACTGGTCAGCATAGCCCCAGTAATACTCTGGATTTTCTACATCCCTTACAGGATGCCCGTGCAGTGCGTCATATTCGCCCTGCTCGTAATAACTTAAATCGTTAATATTCATAATTGCCTCCTACAGCAAATGCCCCCAAAGGGGCGGTTGATTGTTATAGCACCCAAACACCAATCGGGCTTTTGTACTGTTCTTCAAAGTTTCGCAAATCTGATACCAACATAGTAAAACCCGAATTTGTCCATAACCTGCCGTTTTCGATTTTAGTAATTGATATCACTTCTGTTGGATGCATTGCACCCCAGTCGCATGAAAGTTTTGATCCGATTTCGATATAATTAGTCATTTTGTAGCCCTTTCTTTATTGATTAAGGTATAACTATATTCCCTATTTGCCTTAATGTAAACCTTTTTGTACATTATATTTGTAGAATGCGAAAAAAAGCCCCAATTAAGGGGCAAAAGGGGGGTTACAAGGGGTCGAAATATACTCCCGTGTGCCTTCAAGACACGAAATAAGTATATCACATCAAATTAATATGACCATAGGGCAGGGCAAGGAAAGCCATCATCTTCGGTACAGCCATCTAAATGGATGAATCTGCCGCCACCTTTCTGCTGTATGCCTATTCTTTGTATACCGTGCTTCTGGGCCACTCTAATGATCTCTAACGCCTTCTCTCCGTTGGCTAGTATATCTACTGCCTTTCCTGTGCAATGCGCTCCTGTGACCTCTTTACGCGCTTCTATGGGGTGTTGCGGACACCTGTACGCAGATGATAGGGCAAAGCTAAATCCGCACTCTTCTCGGATGGCATTCAGGGTAGCAAGAAATCCTAGGTCGAATTCTGTGGTATTGCAGCCGCACTTACAGGTCAGCTCTTTGGCCTTAAAGAAGCCGCTTTCTTTTTTAGGTGATTTAGCCATGTTATTTACCTTCTACTTGTTTGGTTTTCTCGAAGCTGCGAAGCCCGCCCAGCCCCAATAGGCCCATCAGAATAGGCATCATAGTGCCAGTATCAGCTTGCGGGATATCTACACCAAAGCCAGCGGCCAAGGGTGAGATTAGGAAGTTGACTGCAAAGCCAAGGACGCAGACCCAGCCCGTAGCTGGTCTCCATCCTGACTGAAACCAGTTGCCTTTGGCTTCTGCTGTGTTGAGTTCAATTTGCGCCAGTGCAATACTCTGCGCGTGTTTCTCTGACATTGTTGCAAGTTCGTGTGCGATCTTCTGCTTCGTGTCTGCATCGGGTATCCACTTATCAAGGAGACCTGTTACTGGCCCTATTAACTGGTTTAGTAAGCTCATTAGACAAACTTCTCTACTAGGAACAATCCAATTATCAGCGGGTACATACCCCACAGCATCATTTCACTTTTCTTAAACCTTATAGAACCTTCATCAAGTCGCTTTTCTATGTTCTGGAACTTCTCATCTATCGAGATCATACGGACGGCACATTCTCTTTCGTGAGCTTCAAGTTTTAAAAGTGCTTCAGATACCGTTGCCATTCGACATTCCAATAAGTAATTTGATAATAATGTACAAAGTGTACACTAATATAGTTAAAGCTCCGAGCTGGACGGTAGTCCAAAACACTGCTTTTCTTTTTCTTTCTTGCGTGTAAATACTTTTTTCACGCTGGTCTTTAATCTTTCGCCTTAAAGCAACAAGCTCTGTATATCCTGTCGGGCCATAGGTGTACATCAACAGCTCGCGCAACTCTTTTTCTTGCTGCTTAATCTTCTTTTCTTTAGCGTATATCTCCATAGCTTCTTGCTCTACGGATTGCCTAGCTACCAACCGTTTAAACAATGGCGGGTTTTCTGCCTGTTTCTTGGCTTCGTTAAAGTCACTGCAAGCGCCATACCATGCACCAATCTGCCCAAGTGTATCTTCTACATCTCGGCCAGCAGCAACCATTGCTTTGACGGTGTTAAATGCTTTTGTGGCAACTGCTATAGCGGTTAGCGGGTCAATCATGAATAAGCACCTTGCTCGGGTCTACATATTTGGGAACGCAATACGCCATTACTGGAGTACTGTATCTTTTTCTTGTCCCCTGAATGGTTAGCTCTTCAGCAAACCACCTACACCGATTAAGATCATGCCAATGACTAGTGGCCTTTACGTCAACCGTTCCATTAACTAAAACGATCAAAGCAAAGACCAGTTTCATTTACTCAGCTTCTTTCTCAAGGTCAGCAATAAGCATATTAACAAATGCATCTTTTCCTACTGACAATTGGTCAAGGTTAAACTGGGTTGACTTAATCTTTCTGTCTAAGTCATTGCAGTGATTAACCATCGCTTGCTGCTGGTCGGTCATATCTTCAAAAGTGTATTCTTTATCGTTGATCGATATGGGAGTTGTTTTTTTCTCGCCCATGTTAAATCTCCTGTTAAGTTACTGTTTAGCTTTGTTGTTTAGGAAAGCGAACTGCTCCAAAACCTTATAGGCCTTTGCAACAAATGCGTCATCTTTCGGGGTGTCTGTGTAGTTGCACACAACACTAGCCACGCTGACTAGTGAGGTTGCAAGTACATACAGGTCTAATAAATAAGCCATTACCAAGGTATCCCTGCGGCTTGTGTTGCGGCACGATCAATTTGACCTTGCACTCTTGCTGTACGGTTAGCTTCAATTCGCGCTTTAGCTTCTGCCGCTGTTTCTTCGTCTTCAATAAGACTAGTCCAAATCCATCCCAAAACGTCAGCTTCAGTTAGAGCATCGTATGCAATATACCCTGCCGCTGAAGGATCATAAGTGCAGAGTAGCTTGCCGCCCTCTACTGCTTTATAAGATGGAGTAGTGTCAGACAAAGCTGTGCAACTCCAATATGCCTTAATAACGCCACCATCTGCGTCTACGTGTGTCATGTCGGTCACTGACCAAGTGTTTGTAATTGTCATGTTTCTTTCTCCTTTAATGACAGTTGGTTAAATTGTTTACAGCGTACCCATAAAGGCTGTGGCTTTTACTGAGGAAGTGCCGCTTGACATTGCTAGTTTTAGTTTAGAAGACACTACTGAATATGTTCTACCCGCAGGGCCACCAGATACAGTACCACCTGTTATTACTGTTGCTCCTATAGTCGTAGCAAAAAAGACTAAATCGGTAAATATATTTCCGGCATTATTACCTGATACGATACAAAGTGAGCCAAAATCATTTGCAGAAGTTATATTGGTTGCAGAAGTGCCTACACTTATTGCCCCTTCACCCGTCAAGACTCCGCCTACACTTAATGCAAGTTCTTTTACTGTTGTTCTTCCGGTTTCACCATCAACAAACAAGGCATTAGCGTCATTATTAGACTCAACGCGGAAGTCAGCGTCTACGCCATCTTCGTTAAAAACAAAATGCCCTCCTGCGTCAGGGGTAATGGTAATAGCACCATTGGTGTTATGTATAAAACCTCCAGCATTGCTTGACTTATAAAAACCACTGTAGCCGTCCGAACGAACAATAAACTTAGTATTAGAATTAGCGTTGCAGGCTTCAAACGCATAAGTGCTAGAGTTTGTCGCAGTAGCATTAACACTAAGAGCGACAACGCTAGCCGCTGCTCTGTTTACGCCTACGGTGCTAGTGCTAGCGTCTAGCATCAATCCATTAGCGTTAGTGTCAGACTCAACGCGGAAGTCAGCGTCTACGCCACCTTCGTTAAATACTGCGTGGCCTCCTGCTACGGGGGTTGTGGTTAGACCACCTAAAGAGGTTAAGTTGGCTACAACAGCGTTTCCTGAATCCCTAATTTGTAAATAATCGGTAGAAGTTGACGCCTCTTTTCTAATAGTTAGATTGGCATATGTACCATCAGTACTTGATAGGTAAACAGATTTAACTTTACTTACTAACCCATAAGTTGTCTGGGCGGGTTCGTTTATCGAGATAGTGCTTCCTACTTTTAAAGTACTCGCCATATCCACAGCACCATCAATGTCCACGACATCAAGGTTAGTAGTGCCGTCTACGTCTATGTTGCCGCTAATGTCGAGGGATGTTGCAGTAACATCTACAAACGTAGGACTATCGCCCGTAGCAACGCCTTGGTCAAGAGCCTTAACAGAAGCAATTGAAGTAAGCTCAGAATCCATTAAAGCACCAGCGGCTGTGACGTTTGTAGTGTCAGTTACGTCTGCGTTGGTTTCAACAGTGTCTAACTTAGTTCCGTCTGTAGCAACGTCACGACCATCAAAAGTGCTGTTAGTGGTTATTGCGCCTGTCATTGCACCACCAGACTTAGGAAGTGCCGCGTCAGCAGTTGTTCCTTGTGCCGCTGTAGCATAGTCAGAAGAAGCAAACGCTTTAACTTCAGCAAGGTTAGTAACCTCGCTATCCATTAATGCACCTGCCGCTGTGACATTGGTAACATCGGTGACATCTGCGGAAGCTTCAATACCGTCTAACTTAGTGCCATCAGTAGCGACATCACGACCATCAAAAGTAGAGTTGGTAGTGATAGCACCAGTAAAAGCCGCACCAGATAGCTCGGCCTTATCGGTGTTCAGGTTCGTGAAGTTACTATCAACTTCAGTATTTGTAAGGGGCGAGCCTTTGCCTGCCCTTGTTACTATTGTAGACATAGGTAGCCCCTGCTAATTAAGATGCGGTTAGAGTAATAGTCCAAGTCACTGACATCGTATCGTCAGCTTGCTTATTGACGACTGGGAAAATAACATGGCAAAGCATAGTGCCAGAAGTTGCAGCATTAAATACGCCTGCCTCTGTAACCGCGCCTGTGCCTTCTCCCGCTTCAAAAGAAGAAACGTATGCAATGGTATTGCTTGATGCAGTAGAGCTGTCTAACGCTTCCCTAGAGCCTAGAATCGACTCTAAATCAGTATCACCAGTAGCCGCAGCAGTAGTACCGCTACCCAATGCCATGTGAGACATAACATCAGCAGTTGCGCCAGCCATTCTTGAACAAATAAAGGTCAATCCTGCACTAACCACTAAGTTATTAATATCACGGCTTTCTTTTACGTTGCCGTTCTTGTCTTTCAATACTATCGCAACATCACCGCGAAGCTTTAAGTTATCATTAATCATAAATCACCTGTTTAAAAAGATTGAGAGTAGCCGACATAATCGGCTTCAAAGTAGTCAAACGCACAATAGCCTTGACCGCGCAAAGAACCAGCATCGGATGACCCGATTGTATCACTTAAACCCCTTCCAGTGGAATGGGCGAACAGATCGACAATGGTTGCCAAGTCTGACCTAACTTTTGTGAACGTCATTTCCTGATCATCGTTAGCCGTAGCCTCCCCATCAAGATCGTCAGTTACTCCAGTTATCTCGTTAATGAACTTGTGAAAGTCCATATTCTGATTTTCGCTTGTGCCTAAAGAGTCGGCCAAAGTCTTGTTCTGGCCTAATGCTGCGGCATCTGTCATTGCGGATGAATCAACTAGAGCCTTGCTAAATTGCACTGACGCGCTATCAGTAGCCCCATAAGTGTCTGTAAATGTCTTTGCTGCGCCCAAGCTAATCGACTCAGCGGCAGAGAAAGTGTCGGAGTGTTCCCTGTTGAAAGCAGTTTCTATAAAGATGCTCTCACCCACGCTGGGAGAGTCTTGTATTATCTTGCCTATAGAAAATGTATCTATTGCATCTGAGAAGTTAGCAGAATCACTATGAGCAGTCGTAACGCCTAAAGCTACAACGTCTGCAGTAGATGAAGTGTCAGAGGCTGTCTTGCCTACCCCCACAACGCTATCATCAGAAAGTGACTGTGAATCAGTGAGCGTCTTACCTACGCTTTTTGCGGGAGTGTCAGTAATTCCCAGCGCATCAAAGAAAAACCTGAAGATCAGGAAATCACCGAAGTTAATATCAGCAACGGCCTTCTTGAAGCCAATAGTAGCAACCGCTTTCTTGAAAGCAATAACCGCTTTAATCATTAGAAATCAGCCCTAACGTAGAAGTCTAATACCTGAAAGACCGTCTCGACAGTTCCTCCATCGTAGGTGATTTCAATCTCACCTTCGTAATAGCCCTCACTCAAGTCAAGCTGTGTGCCTGAGAAAGAGAATACAGCAATACCAGCCGCGAAGTTACCACCTACATCTGCTGCCGCTAGAGTAAACAGGATAGTTGTCGTGCCTTTAGCTCTAAACTTTAACGCACAACTGCCGCTAGAGAAGTCAATCACTGAGCCATCGTCTTGCCTTGTAAGCACTGCTTGTACTTGCGGGGCTTGGTCGCTTTGTACTAATTGGTAAATCATATTAAACCTCTGGCTGTATCGGCCATATTATAGCATCAAGTGAGTCAGCATCAGAATAGGTTGCAGGAATGTCTCTTAATGCTTGCCTGTAGGTTGCCCACTCTGCTTTCTGTTCGGCTGTTAAAGGGCTGTCAGGGAATTGCGTCCAGTCTGATTTTTGCAACCTAACATTTCTATTTGCTCTGGATTCTTTTTGCGTTTGGTGTATCAAATCATCAGTATTTGGTGCATCAGCTTCTGGAGCATTAACAATTTTTCCGTCACTTATAATGCTCAAAGTATCATCAGCAATGCCCTCAATTACAAACTCGTCTTCCCCCGCCTGCATATCAAAATCGGAATCAACACAGCTTCCAGTCCTAACTATCTTTCCGTCACTTTTGTAAACTATAAACGATTTCACTTTTTAACCTCCAGTGTTACAAGCGATTTATTAGATAATGTGATTATTGGATTGTCAGTAATAGTGCTACCATTTTGGTCTTCTAGTTTTGCAGTTAGCGTGTAAGATACACTTCCAGAAGATGGAACATCTTTTAAAGAAACAGCATACACTTGACGCTCTTTCCTTCCATTACCTAAATCGCCTAGTTGCCAATTTTGAACTGCAATAGGGGTTGCTGATCCAATCAATGTGCCGTTTCTTTTTATTGAAAAAGCAACTTGCACACCTTCGTTGGTATCATCATCGTCATAACCAAAAAATACAATAGTCGCAAAAATATTTACAGAACCACCTTCAGAAGTATAAGTAACAGTTTGTTGTGTAACCTCTCCATTTGACTCTGATAAATTAGTAGCTGCTGCGGTGTATGAGCTGCTTGGTAAAGTAACAGCATTGCCAGCTATTTTTAAAGTTTCAACAGAAAGGTTAGCAATTTTACCTGTAGTAACAGCAAGATTAGCAATTTTTGCAGAACTTACTGCAAGGTCATCTATTTTAACTGTAGTTACACCATCATCACCAATTATTAATGTTTTATTTGTACCGCTAGTAACAACATCAATGCCAACACCATCAACCCTGATTCGGTCAGCCTCCATTGTTCCAGTCTTTATTAGACCGCCATTAATGGTAGTAATTTCAGTGCTTGAGGCATCGGCTAGCTCAGAGTTTAAATTGGTAAACGTAACAAGCCCATCAAAGTTAAACGATGAAAACGGAGTTGCAAATACTAGTGTCTGAGTGCCGCCTAATGTAGCCTCAGTAACATAGTAGCTTGTAGCCCAGTATTTAGCGTCACCACCAGTATTGGTTGGGGGCGTTCGTGACCAATTAGTAGTAAGGCCGCCAAATGATCCTGTACCAAAGTTATAAGATGTTGCAGACGGGCTTGAGGGTGCGCTAGCTGATGTCAAAGAATAATAAACATATCCTGCCGCATTTCTAGGGCCAGCCGCACCGTTAGTTCCATTTGTGCCATCAGTTCCATCAGTTCCGTCTGTTCCATTACTTCCGTCTGTGCCGTCTGTGCCGTTTGCACCTTTCTCGGCTAATAACTGTGCGGAAGACCAATCTGAAGTTCCAGTAACACTGTCGGTAGAGCTTTGCGAAGCCGCAACAGCAGTACAAACATACAGATTATCTGTGCCGGCTGGAATCGTTCCGGTAAATCCGTTGCCTAAATCGTTATTGTTAAAAGTAGATGAACTAAAAGTCCAAGTTCTAGTAGTGCTTGGTTTATTGCTTACGGCAGATGATGATCTTTTGTATCCGTATATTACGGCTGTATTGTATCCGTCTACTCCATCGTCACCGTCTGTGCCATTTGTGCCGTTAGTTCCTTCCGTTCCTAATACTTGAGGTGCAGACCAATCTGCGGCTACAACCGAATCTGTTGCTCCTGTTGAAGACGCTACAGCCGCACAAAGGTATAGGTCGTTAGAGCCTGATGGAACTGCCGAAGTCCAAGAATTACCCAGATCAGAATTGTTAAATGTAGCAGTTGCAAATGTCCACGTTCTTGTAGTGGTGGGCTTATTGCTAGACACTAAAGCGCTCGCTGATCTTTTGTAAGCATAAACAGGCGCGGTATTTGTTCCATCATCTCCGTTTGAACCGTTTATTCCGTTAGTTCCGTCTGTTCCATCGGTTCCGTCTGTGCCATCAGTTCCGTCTGTTCCGTTTATGGCCGCAGCATTAGTGGTCGCATTAACCACGCCTGTAAATGCTGACTTATTGCCGCTGTAGTCCACTGACTTAAACTTGTAGTAGAAAGCAGTAGCATCAGCAAGGCCACCGTTTAAGAATTCAGTTGTTGCACTAAATCCGCCACCGACAGTCGCTACTTCAGTATAAGTTCCGCCTGAAGAAGTTGCTCGATAGACATCTACGTTAGAAAAGTCCTTGTCAGCAGGGTTAGTCCACTTTAGGCTGATTGACTTGTAACCAGCGGTTGCTGACAAAGATGTCGGCAAAGCAGGAGCCGTAGTGTCGCCAACAGACCCTTGGTTAGCAGATACAAAAGAGCTTTTAACGCCCAAGCTATTGATTGATCTAACCTTCGTGTAATAGGTCGTACCAGCAATGACAGGCGATATTGTAAAGCGAGTGTCATCTGTGACTACAGATTGAAAGTTAGTGTTATCTGTTGACCACTGAACATCGTATTGGCTAACAAATGAATCGGTGCTTGCAGTCCATGACACCTCAACAGAGGTCACGATTGTTCCATCTAGGGCAACGCTTGTTGCTGCGGATGTTTGCAGATTTGTTGGGGCTATGACACTAAATGGGTTAGGCAAATTTGGTGCTGGATAAACAATTTCTTCAGCAGAGGTATCGTAAGTATAAATTGAACTGTCGTACTCCAAAACATTAACAGTACACGTTCCGTTGTAATTTAAAGTTATCTCTTCAATCTGAAATGGCTTTACACTCCAAGCTGGAGTAGGATGTGTAACAGTAACAATATCCCCAACGCTTAATTGTATTGACTCACTGGTTGCAGTAAAAGAAGCCCTCAAAGCACTACGCGACCTTCTGAGCATAACCCTAGCTAAGTCACGGGCAACATAAAAATTTGTAACCGTTTCCAAATCTATATTTTCAATAAGAGAAGTCCCGCCATCTTCAGCAAGGAAAGTTGTTTCTTCGCTAGACCCAGCGTCAGGCCACACTGCTTGATCTGGCTGATAATCAAGTTCAGCGTTAGGGAACTTCACAATCATCCTGTTAAATTTGTCTTTCTTTTCCTCACCCTTGATTGAAATGCCGCCAACTATTGTCTCGGTATCAAAGGCATAAACGACTGAACCTGACTTATCTATCTTTAGCCCATAAGTTCCCTGCGTGTAGGGAAGGAATCCACGACAGCCTTGAAGCAGTGTTTTAATGTTTGAAAATAAGGTTTCATCAGTTTGCAAAACCGCATGAGATTGAAATAACTTCTGCCCAGTAGCACCGCCTGAATAAAATGTTACTGATTCATCGCAATCCGTAGCCGCTGTTGAAAATGCGGTATCGTCAATGGCAGACGCAGCAAGACCTTTACCGTATCTGCTATTAGTTAGATAATCACGAATACATAAAGCAGGATTATCGCTATATGCGGCAGCATCACTAGGGCTTCTAGGGTCATATAATTTCTTGCCTCTAACTAATGCGGTAATATCAGGAATGCCGCCAAAAGCGTCTTGATCCCATTTCAATCTAATGGCTATATAGGCAACTCCGCTTAATTTGTGCGCTGTAGTCCATCCAGCATTAGCTTGCGTTAATAAACTGTCGTACCCTTGATTGTCTGCGCCAAGATGCACATTGAAGCTGTAAAGCCCTGAGTATTGGCTATCAGTAATAGGCTTGTCGTCAATAAATATATCAGTGATAGCATCAACTTCACCCTCACATAACACCAAAGCAATGTATAAAAATTCGTTTGGGTCACCACCAGAAGCATCCCTAGTGCTTACGAAAACTCGCACACCCCCTACGCGTCTTGTGCCATAAATAACAGGAAGAGGCTCAATGTTAGATTCCTTATTAACAAGGACGCCAGCCATTGCATCAGCTTGCTTTTTAGCTTGCTTTTTGGCTTTTTGAATGCTGGAATAAGTAACTCCAGCAGATACTACAAATAATGCTGCAATAGCCCAAAATGCCATTTATTCTTTCCCCCACTTTAAATCTTTAATTGTTTTTGCGGCAAACTCAAAACCTTCGTCATTTGGAAAGTGCAATATTTGAGAGTTGTGGTTTGTTTTTCTGCCATTTAACTTTTCAAAGTCAGCCCAATGTGAGGCTGTAGTGACGCTAATCTCACTAGAGGTTTCGCTATCTTCTATAGAAAAGCCAGTGATAAAGCCATCAAAGACCAGTATAGGTGCGCCCACAATAGAATCGCTGTTATCAAGCACTGCTCTGTATAACTGAACAGGAACATCCACATAGTTTTGAGTAAGGAAAATACTGACATAGCTTTGCTCAACAGCACTTAGGGTAATGTCTATGCCATTAACGGCTAGTTCTGCGGATTCAGATGAAGAGCTGAACTGTAGAAAATTGCCACTACTAGACCAAGTGCTAGATAATGCAGATATATTCCTATCCCAATCTGTAATTCTAATAGCAGTTGAGAACCCAAAATAAACTAAAGTCGCAAAGTTGAACGAGTCATTCTGTAAAGCCGCTACTGTAGTAGGGTTGATTACTCTGGTCATTAGATTGCCTCAATAAAATCAACTTCATACTTTACCAGAGAAGCAAGTCCTAAAGAATATTCTTGAACGTCATTGTTAAGACGTACAGTAAACGGTACGTTATCGTAAGTAATCGCAGTGTCGTTTGCGGTTGCTTCACGCAGCGCAGGCTGAATAGTCAAAGTGCCAGAGCCTGTTAAATCAGAAACGACCATATAGACTTTGTTATGATTAGCAAACTTTATAACATCGCCTGCCTTTATAGTACCAGACAATCCATCTATCACAATAGACGTTTCGCCTATGCTATCTGCGCCAACGGTCTGCACAGTTCCTGTAGCGTTGCCTGACTTTGAACTGATCTCAGGCAATACAATTTGAAAGGTTTCAGCCATACCATTCTGAGCCATCACGAAAGCATTAACTGGCGCAAACTCTGTAGCGGTGAGAGGCGGGTAAGTAGCTTTAAACTCAAATCTTTGACCTCCAATATTCCTGACCTGAGTCCTCCCCGAAAGGCTTTCACTCATGAGGTTGTAAGATTTAGATATAAATCCTACAGAGTTAAATACGGGGGTGCTGGGATATGTTCCACTCATACTATACTCGACGCTCCTTTATTATTCATAGCCTGATTAATTATACCAATGATCTGGCCTCTGCGAGATTGCAACAGTTGGTCAAATCCTCTAGTGTCATTAGCTTGAATAACTATATTAACAGAAGGCGACATTCCTTGCCCTTTAGTGTGGTCAACAACAGTCTCGTTAGGGTGAAGAATTGCAGGAAATCCACCTTTGCCATCAACGCCTCCTGACCTTGCCCCATCCCCAGTAAAACCACCGCCCTCAAATGATTGTGATCTAATCTGTGCAACTTGAGCAAGACCCGCAGTTACAACACCCGCAGCCATCAGAAAGTTAAGAGGGGGCGGGTATGCTGCTAGTGCTTTTGATGCTCCAGCATAAGTATTCATTATTGCTTGCCCAATCTGAAAGGCTTTATTTACAGCGAATAGTTTTTTACTGTGTGATGCAGATGCGGCAAACTGTTTTCCAAGTTCCCCGACTACCTGTTGAGTTTTTTCTGTTTCTGTTAAAGCGTTGAATTTAGCTAAGTCTATTGCGGCTTTTCTTCTAACTTTTTCTTGGAATGTTTCTTTCTTAGCAACCTTATCACCTTCAGCGGCTAATATTGCTGCTGGTGAGTTTGCAGCAACGACTGCTGCTGTTTCACGACTGGCTATTTTAATTTCTTCGTATGCCGCAAGAATACCTTCCGCTGGATTCATTTCTTGCATTAACTGTATTTCGTTCTTTAACTCTTGTACGCCAGCACTGGCTTCATTAAAAAATGCAGTAATTCCATCACCGATTATTGGCTTGCCTAACTTGTCAGCGATAGCATCGTAAAGACCTATGAAGGGGCGAATCGCATCGACTAACTCTTTACCAATAAAGACAGCAAGCTGATAAAAAACCAACTTGGTTTGCTTTGCAAAGATAGACATTGAGTGTAAAGCACCCTGCACTTTAGCAAATGCAGTAACTAAAGCATCAGCTACGCGCTGCCCAACATTTCCAAACTCAGCACTGTCTACAGCAGATTGCCTAAACAGGTTTGCGACCATCTCAATAATAGGAGCAAAAGCTACAGCAAGTTGATTACCCAGACCAGTAAATACGCTTTTAGCCCTAAGAATAGAATCATTAGCAGCTTCAATCTGAGCTGTGTCGGTTCTGCTCATTGCTA